GAAAATTTGGCTTCTGATTGGTTGTTAGGAGCTGAAAGGGGAAATTTGACATTTATTCGGCGATATGATAGAATTAACAAAAGTTAGAACTATCAAAAGGGGATGATTATAATGCCAAGAAATGTGAAAGGGAAGATTTGTGGCACGGGCGGTCATAGAAGGAAGTATTGTTTTACCGTAGTGGATTATTCACTTTTGTTCGGCAAATCAGTTCAGACAATTCTGCGTTGGCAGTCAAAAAGGAAAATAGATTTGGCGGATTTAAATTCTGTGGTGAGTTGTTATCTTTCTCGTGAAAAGGAGAAAAGGAACGGGCAGAAAAATCAAGCTCCTATTTAGGTGGAATTATTCTACCTTGATTTGAGGCGACTTGACAGGAATTTTTTTTTAAGGTATAAATAAGAATAAAGAAATGGAGTGTAAAAGTTCTGCAGTAGAGAATTGGATAAATAAGATTGTGTGTGGAGATTGCCTTGATGTAATGAAAAATATCCCCGATAATTCTATTGATAGCGTAGTAACTGATCCGCCTTATGGATTGGAATTTATGGGTCGTGCTTGGGATAAAATAGAAGCCATTAAAGACGGTAGATTTTGTTCTTGGCTAGCAGGATTTACTGATGGTGAAGGAAATTTTGATATACATAGACAGGTAAGAAATGGTAAAGAGTATTATTATTGTTGTTTTGAAATTACATTAAGAGAAGACGATAATGCTATTTTGGAATTCATAAAAAGTAAAATTGGTGGCAAGGTTTATTATCATTCAAATAAGTCAAGATTAGAATTAGTAGCTAAGGAAGAATGTAAAAGATTAACAACTATATTTGAACAATATCCATTACAAGCTAAGAAAAAAAGAGATTTTGAAATATGGAAAAGAGCATTAAAAATAACAGTTGATAATGATAGAAAACCAAATCCAGAGTTAATGAAACCATACTGGAAAGCATTAAGGGCAACAAGAGAAAATAAAGGTATTGATAAAAAAATAATTGACTTTGATTATGGTGAATACTTTCATTATCTTTGGGCAACCGAATGCCTGCGTATCTTAAAGCCAGGCGGTTATCTCCTCTCTTTCGGTGGGACACGGACTTATCACAGAATGACCTGTGCGATAGAAGATGCGGGATTTGAAATAAGGGATTGTATATGCTGGCTGTATGCCAGTGGCTTTCCGAAATCGTTGAATATAGGAAAGCAGGTTGATAAGATACAAGGGAATGAAAGAGAAGTGATGGGAATACAAATATTGAAAGGAAATGCTGGTGTATCTTGTAAAGAAAAAGGCGGAACTTATGTAGCTGGGGCTTCTTTTACTGGAATAAAAGATATAAGGATTACCAAAGGCAACTCCGAATGGGAAGGTTGGGGAACTGCCTTAAAACCTGCCTTTGAACCGATTGTGGTCGCAAGAAAACCCTTATCAGAAAAAAATGTTGCCTCTAATGTTTTGAAATGGGGAACGGGGGGGATAAATGTGGATGGGAGTAGAATAGGAACAAAAATAATGATGGAAGGTAGGGCAAAACCAAGTGGGAGTGGATGTTATCAATGGAATAAAGAAAAAAAAGAAAAAGAAAAGATAGAAAATCCCCAATTTTGTCAAGGTCGCTTCCCTGCCAATCTTATTTTAGATGAAGAAAGTGCAAAAGAATTAGATAGGCAGAGTGGGATAAACAGAAGCAAAAGAGCAAAAATATCTAATAAGGGGTCAATATGGGGAAAAGGAAATTTAGAAGAAGATACAAGGGGACATAATGATGTAGGCGGTGCTTCCCGTTTCTTTTATGTTGCGAAGGCATCAAAGCGAGAGCGGGATATGGGGTGTGAGGGGTTGGAGGAAATTACTAAAACTGGGATGAATGCGAGCCCAAGAGAATATGATGGGAAAGTTCACGGAGAGGTTAAGTTAAGAAACAATCACCCCACAGTTAAACCTCTCAAACTTATGGAATATCTTGTTAAATTAGTAACTCCACCGAAAGGCATTGTGCTTGACCCGTTTGCGGGCAGTGGAACAACCTGTATGTCTTGTAAGAAATTAGGATTTAATTATATCGGTATTGAACAGGATAAATCATATTGCGAGATAGCGGAGGCGAGAATTAAGTCTGTTAAAGAAGATTTAACGCTTTTTTGATTCACAATAGTGGAAAATTTCCGCACTCTTGACAAAGATATTTTTTTGAGGTATAACATTAAATATAAAACTGGATTAAGGATGTAAAAATGTTTATTGGGGGAATGATTTTTATGTTTGTTTTATTTCCTCTTGCTCTGGTTTCGCCATTTTGTTTTTTCTGGTTTTTCTTTCTTCCGATTTCCATCGCTACCTGGTTATGCTGGAAGGCTTTTACAAACGATATTAAGATAAATAGTGTCAAGCATTGAATAGTAGAGTGATGTAATTTTATTATGCGAGGAATTAAAAAACAAAGAAATTTTATGGGCATCCGCACCAGTGGGTTCAAGGCGTTTATTGATGATAAAATTCTTGAGGGAGAGAAGCCGTATATTTTAGCCAAGGTTCTGCGGACCAAGGGATACAAAGTTTCACCTTCTTATCTCTACGAGTATCAACATTACTTTCTTGCCTCACGAAAAGCGAAAGCCGATAGCATACTGGAAACACTTGAGGATGAAGGCTTGATTACCGCTATATCCGAAACATCTCTTTTGAAGGCGATTATTGCCCACGCCTCATCAAAAGTTAAAGAAGCGTCATTACAGGATGGTCTTGAGGCGGCAAAAATCTTACTTACTGCGAAATTACATCTTGCCACTCCTGTGGCTGAGGAAGTTGGCAAAATGATGAAGCGGTGGTTTGAACCGATTGATGCCGAGAGTAAGGAAGCAGAACCCGTTACAGAAATTGAGGAAAGCGAAGAGGTAAAAGAAAATGCCGAGAGTAAAGTTCAATAAAGCGGCTTTTTTTAAGGATATAGGATATGAACCTCGTCCGGAACAATGGTTAATACATAAATGTTCTGCGAAGGTTCGGTGCCTATCGTGCGGCGTTCGATGGGGAAAATCTTTGAGTGCCAGTGCGGAGGGGTTAGCAATGACCTTTCTCCCTCATAATATTGAATATCCTACCTGGATAGTTTCTTCCTCTTATAAAAACGCCGATGCTATCTTTGAACCGATGTATTGGATTGCGAAGAATAAATTGGGGCTCCTCTCAAAACGATGTTCTATGAAATTCCGTGTTATTATGTTTCTTGATGGAAAGCAAATTGAGGCGAAAAGCGCCGAAGAACCTCAATCTCTTGAGGCGAAAGGTTTGCATTTCTTAATCACCGATGAAAGCAGGGAAATTAAAAATGAGGTATGGGATGGAAGGTTAGAAGCGAGAACGCTTGATACAGACGCCAAGATGCTTCTTATGACATCTGGTTGTTTGAAGAAAGGACCCTACAATTGGTTCTACGCTGTTTCTCACGCCGGTAATCCGAAACCTAATCAGTGGGATGGTAAAAGTGAAGTTGCTTACTTCCAGCACTCCTCAATAACAAATCCGTTAGTTAAGCCGGAAAAGTTTAATGCAATCCGAAAAAGGCTTCCTCCCCTTATTTTCAATGAAAGGTATCTTGGTGAAATGATTGGCTCGCAGATGGAGTTATTCCCTAATTCTGAAATGGTTTTTCTGTCGCAGCCGAAAGAACCTGTAAAAGGGCATACCTATTCCGCCGGTCTTGATCTTGCTATCTCCCGCAATCTTACCGTCTTAAGTATCTTTGACAATTATGATAACTCGCAGGTTTTTATGGATGCTTTTCCTAAAGGGGAGTTAGATTGGGAGATGCAGGAAAAAAGGGTAGCAGGGGCGATGATAAGGTATAATAATGCGGTAGGGCTCGGCGACGCTACGGGCATTGGTTCTTCTCCTGTTGAGGCAATCAGGAAATTGGGGGCTAACCTTGAGCCGCTGGTCATTAGCAGTAAAGGAATTCGCAATAAGTTGATTGAGGACGCAATGTCCCGCTTCGCAAATGTGGAATGGACACTTCTTGACGACCCTGATTTGAAAAAAGATTTTGGGGATCTGAGTTGTGATCTGGAACGATCCTTGCTTCCATCCTATAAAAGTTCAACAGGTATTCCGCTTGACCGGATGTTTTCAGTGTTGTTAGCTAATCAGTTATTGGCGAGTAGAGGCGATACGAATGAGAAATATGAATCGGTAGAGGGCGGGGAAAGAATTTATGTCCCTGATGAAGAGCATATTGACCTATCCGAGGGGCTCCCGAATGTTGGGAAGTTTTAAATTAAAGTAAGGGAGGAATAATGTTTAATCCAGTGAGAAATTTTAGACAGAAAAGGGTAGAAAGTTTTCAGTCAAAAGCAGATGAAAAAGCAGAGAAGGCGCAAATTGATAAAGAATTAGCAAAGGGGGAGCGCACCGAGTTAGGAATTGGGGAGACTTATGATAAATACAATCCCGATACGGTTATTTCCCGTAAGGGTCTTGATTATTATCGGAAAATGCGACTGGATGAGCAGGTTAAAGCCGCTCTCTTTATCAAGAAGTTTGCACGGTTATCCACTGGATATTCAATCATTGAGCCAGAAAACGCAGATCCTAAAGAGAAAGAATCTGCGGATTTTGTCAGATATGCCCTTGATACGATTAACTTTCACAAAGCCTTAAAGGGGATTATGACGGGAATTGATTTTGGATATTCTATCTCGGAGAAAAACTGGGTCATCGCAGATAAAGGGCAGTATAAAGGAAAGATTGTTTTGAAAAACATTAAAGACAAAGTGCCTGACAATTACACCTTTGTTCTGGATGCTTTTGATAATCTTGTGTCTATAAAAGATAGCGACGGCAATGAACTGCCAGTTAATAAGTTTGTTGTCTTTTCTTACAACGAAGAATTCCAGAACCCCTATGGAAAATCTGACCTTGAGTCAACTTATCGGGCTTGGTGGCAGAAATCGGTATTCACTAAATTTTGGACAATCTATATGGAACGATTTGGCATTCCGACAGCGGTAGGAACACATCCAAAAAATGCCACAGTTGAACAGAAAAAAACTCTGCTCCAAATTATAAAAGACATCCAGCATAAAACATCCGTCATTAAGTCCGACGCCTTTGCTATTGATTTGCTGGAGGTTGCGAAAGAAAAAGGGGAGTTATGGCTACATACGATGGATGCGTTAGATAGTCAGATTACCCGTTCTATTCTTTGCCCGCAGTTATTAGGTGTCTCAGGCACTAAATTCGGCTCGTATGCTCTTGGAAAGAAGCAATTTGACCTTTTTATCTGGGTTTTAAACGAGCTTGGTAATGAAATAGAGAATTGTGTTAATCCGCAGATAATCAGGCCACTGGTAGATTATAATTACGGCGATATTGTTCGCTATCCGAGTTTAAAATTTAACCAAATTGCGCCAGAAGGGATGGAAAGTCTCTATCAGATTTGGGTAAATGCGGTTAAAGCGGGGGCAATTGTGCCTACCGACGAAGACAAAAAAGGGTTTAGGAAGGTTCTCGGGCTTTTCACCCCGGAAACCAAAGAGGTTTCAAGCACTCCTGAACAAACACATTAAATCATTGAAAAAGTGAAGGACAAAATATCTATCGGGATTTCCCGAATTGGCGGAATTGGCGATACCATTTTTCTTTCGGCCTTCGCAAAAGCGGTTAAAATGAAGTATTTTCCCTGCGAAATTACCGTTTTTGTGCGGAATGATTGTAAGGATGTGCTGATTCGTGACCCCAACATTGATTATATCAAGAGCACCGAATTTGATTGGAAACCCGCTAGTGAGATAAAAAGATTTGAAATCTTCTTTGATTGCCAATATACCATCAAAACATACTTTAATAACCCCTCTCTTGATGATGGCGCCAATAAAATCCTCTTTGATAAGTATTCATACCTTTCTAACCGTTTATTGCTAAATTACAGCATTAACACATTTGCCTTACCCTTCGTTACAACCAATCTAAACGCTTCAGCGGACGATTTATTTATTTGGAGGAGGGAATATCCTGTGAACTTTCAGGACAAGTCCTTTGTGGCGCTACATACCGATTCTACACAGGCGCCAACAAAGGGATGGTTTTCCGATTACTGGCAGGAAGTGATAAACTGGTTGGCAGAGCATAAAATTGCAACAGTGCTGGTAGGATTACTTAATCAGGACATCTACAAAAATGTTTCCATTGATTTGCGGGGCAAAACCGATGTGCATCAGGTTGCCGATGTAATTGCCCAGGCAAAATTGCTTATTGGGACCGAAAGTGGTCTTGTGCATATTGCCAGAGCGGTAAAAACTCAATCAATCGTTCTCTTTGGACCCACTTCGCCTTCCCTTTTCGGCTATTCAGACAACATAAATATCCAGATTGGGACTTGCCGTGATTGTTTCTGCGGTGGACCCTTCTGGTTTATGTCCTGCTGGAAATACAGTTACCCGAAATGTATGAGAGAAATTCGCCCGGAGATGGTTATTTCTTGCTTAAATAGCCTATTTTTTGGGCCAAGTGAGCCGACTGATCTGAAATCAGGCGAGGATTTAATAAAAAATGGCAAAGTTTGACAGTGAAATAGTTCTAATAAGAGTGCCAAATTTCTTGTTATATGATGAAAAACTTCAAATTCCACTTGGCATTCTCTATATTGCCAGTTATATCAGGAAACATAGCGAAAAAGTGCGAGTTTGCGACCTGGCGGGAGTGCCTCCCGATGAATGGGCTGGTAAAATTCCTTCTGGTTATAAATTTTATGGCATCAGTATGACTACCGCAGATGTGCCTGTTGCAAATGCCGTGGGAAGATTGATTAAAAAGTTATATCCTGATTCTGTCTTAATTTGTGGGGGGGCGCATCCTTCTGCATTACCAACGCAGGTAATAGAAGAGGGAATCTTTGATATTGCGTGTATCGGCGAGGGCGAGCAAACGGTTTTGGAATTGGTGAGAGGAAAACCGCTAAATGAGATTAACGGGATTTGTTACAACGATGATGGGATAATAAAAACGAACTCTGTGCGTGATTACTGGAAGAATTTGGATGATTTACCGTTTCCCGCTTGGGATTTAATTCCCGATATAATCTCACATCATCTGGTAGAAGAAGGGGCTCCTGCAACTTGCATAACTTGTTCAAGGGGATGCCCTTACAATTGTGCCTTCTGTGCTTCTCATGATACTTTTGGAAGAACTTATCGTCTCCGTTCAGCGAAAAATGTTCTTCAGGAAATTAAATTACTTAAAAACGAATACGGGGTTAAAGAAGTTCGGCTCGTAGATGAACTTACCTTGCTTGATAGAAAACATTTTGCTGATGTTTGCGAATCCCTTGCCAGACTGGGTATGCGGTGGAGGACACATTCAAGAGCTGATTTGATTTGCAAGAATAAAGATTTGCTAAAGGTGGCTAAAGATTCGGGGATTACAGAGTTGGCGGTTGGAGTGGAAAATCCCGATGACGGAATATTGAATCTGGTGAATAAACGGATTACCAGCGTTCAGTGTGAGGAGTCCATTGGGGCGATCAAGGATGCCGGTATTCAGTCAAAAGCGTATTTTATTGTAGGACTGCCAGGCGAATCGTGGGCTACGGTAAACAATATGATTTCGTGGATTCGGAGAGTTAAACCGGACCGAACTACATTATCAACTTTTGTCCCCTTTCCCTGTTGCGACATTTGGCTTAATCCAGAAAAGTATAATTTTAAGTTAATTTATCCGAATGACTGGCATCTTGCGTGGATCCTCGGCTTGGAAAATTCTCAAGAGCCCTTTATGGGCGAGACAGAATTTATGAATAACAAAGATTTAATCAAGGCAAGACAGATGTTGTTTGATTTTATGGTTTCAGAAGGTTATAAATCGCCTCCGCCAGAGGATTTTGAATACAATTTGGCGACTTACAGAAAAGGTGCGGCTATCGGAAGCGTGAAGTTGTATTCCCCTGAAGAATATTATACAAAAGATTTTGACCCTTCAACCCAGAAATTCGTTATTGATAACCCGAATATATCAAAGATACATCAACCTGTTCATAATGACGGTAGCTACAAGGACAAATGGCAGATTGAAAGGGTAAAATGGATAGTAGAGCACGCAATTACCGAAGAAGGCGTTCTGGATATCGGCTGCTCAAATGGGTTCATTGTAGATAGTATGCTTCCGCCAAAAGAAGGTTACAGACATTGTGGGATAGATTATGATAGTGATAGAATTAGGCTTGCCAAGCAGACAAAGAAGAAGGATATAGATTTCTATGTTTTGGATGCCAGATATGGTCTCCCGTTTCCTGATAAAAGTTTTTCAACCGTTGTGCTTGCGGAAGTATTGGAACACTTAGATTTAGGAGTTGCGAGAACGATGTTAGAAGAAGCATACAGAGTGAGTAAGGATAAGGTTTTAATTACAATGCCGTTTGCGGGAGAGGATTATCGTAAAAATCCTGATCGGGTGAGAATGGTAGAGTCGGCTGACCATAAATGGAAAGTTACGACCGGTAATCTTGATATTCTCTTGGAAGGATATACTAATAGCAGGAAATTAGATTGGTTCGCTTTTATTGAGATTAAAAATGAAAAGGAGGCGAAAAATGATGAGAAAAAAGAAGAGTAGCCAGAAATTTTTATTTGGATTAGGGGATTTAATGGACAGGTTATCTATTGTGAACATCAAAATCTCTATCTTGGAATCGATGGTGAAAGATAAAAACAATTCTGACGCCAGGGCAGGCAAATCAGCCAGGTTAATCAGGAAAATTAACACCGAACGGATAGCTATCAAAAATATTATTAACAGATACTACGGGCATGGATATGAAGACCTTAAGATAGAGTATTATGAGTTACTTGAGAAAAGCAAGGGGGAAAAATAATGTCGGGTAGAATTTCTGTGACCTTAATTACCCGTAATCGCCCGCAGTTCTTTATAGGATGCCTGTCGTCGTTATTATCGCAATCCTATACTGAATGGGATCTTGTGATTATAGATGGCAGTAAACCTCCTTTGCGTAGTAATCAAGCCGTATATTTTTTACTTAAAGTAGTTCATGATAATGGACATAGCTTGCAAATGATAAATGACCAGAGTTTAGGTATTTGCCAGGCGTGGCAGAAAGGACTGGAATTATCCTCACCTGATTGCGAGTTTGGGCAAAGACTTGAGGACGATATATGGTTGCACCCGGATTATTTAAAACATCTGCACGATATTATCATAACAGATGAAAAAATTGGTGCGGTGGGGGGATTGTCTCCGAATGCCTGGAACTTTTCTACGATAAAGGCAGAGGAATTCAAAAATTATTTTTATTCTTGGAACGGGTTGATTATACCGGACGATAGACAATGTTGTTTTATTGAAAATCCGCCAGAGATATATGAAGTATCTCATTTGCACGGGCTATTTTTGTATCGGAAACGGATTGTTCAAGAGGTTGGCGGTTTTGGCACGCACATAACACGGGTTGGACATAGAGAGGAAACTGATTTAACATTAAGGATGTATTTTGCCGATTATCGCCTGCTGGTTTGCCCGAAGGCGTGGTTGAGGCACGCAGAAGCCATGGGGGGAGGATCAAGGGACGCATTGACGGTGGAAGAAAGAACAGAGTTGCAGATGGAGGATGAGGCTCGTTTTCAGAAAAGATTACACGATTGGAGAGAAAAGTATCCAGAAAAGCCGTTTCCTGTGGAAATAAGATGAAGAAATGTAAGCTTTGTGATTTAGTGGCTGGCAATCATCGGACCAGAGTTTATTGTGAAGATAAGAAAATTATTATCGTAGATTGTCCGAATTGTAGTGCCCCAATAGGAATATGGAAAGAACATAAAGTTAAACTAAATCCAAATCAAATTAAGTATCTTGTGGCGAAGATGGAATTTAGTTTGGGTATTCTGGGCGATTTTAGGGAGCCCAGAGAAATCAAATCGCATTACCATCTGCATTTTATCAGGCTATTGACAAGAAAACTTCTGGGAGATGGAATATGATTGATATTATATCTTTTATGATTTTTATCCCCGCCCTGATACTGCTGTGGGCTATTTCGCCCTTTACCATCTGCCTTACTATCGGCTTTATCCATATAGCAATTAAAGAGGGTTGGTGATTTCGCAAAATGATTGGATACTCGCAGGAACACATAAAACGGGCAAAAGAGGAACTATTAAAACAATTTGACTTGCTGTGCTGCCAGGAATATGGTAAGCTAACTTTAAATGCGAATATGCAAGCAAAGAGTTTTGAGGTTGTTTTGGAAACTCATCATAGGGTTAAAAAAGATGAGGACTTGACAAAAGAGAAAATTTGAGGTATAATAAATTCAAGAATGAAAAATCGCAATAGTAATGGCGTTCCTTTCTGGTTTATTAGCCACAAAACAATAGACCGAACCTGGCGGTGGAAATCGCCACTAAAGCGGGCAACCGCAATTGGACATTGGGAACTGGTGCATCTGACAACTCTCTCACCAGCCCGACCCTGCAATACTGACGGGTTTTTATCCTTTTGTCTCTCGGGTATTCTTTAGTCTTTGATATAATTTCATATTTAATACACTACTTCCCCTGTAGTTCAGGGTCAGGAAAAGAGAGTTGGGCTATAGGGGGAGGTAGCGCAATATTATGAGTGATAGAAAAATATATGGGGAGTATCTTGAGCACGAGCTCCGTCTGGTGCAATCTTGCATTAAAACGCACAGCATATTGTTATCCGATTTGCAGGATTTGGTTGAACCTCTTGAGAAGTTAATCAGGCGGGCGAGAAAGGTTGCGGGTTCATACTTCGCAGAAGAAAAAGCCGAAAGGTTATCTGCGGAGATAGAAGATGAACTGAATAGGGATTTCCAAAGAGATTTGGCATTTGATTACACCTGATACTTGACAAAGAATAATTTTTAGGGTATAATAGTTTTAAGTAAGAATTAAGACTTTTACAAAGGCAAAACAGCCCGAATAGTCTGATGAAGGTTCAGATTATTCGGGCATTTTTATTGTTATGGAAAAAAAGAAATCGGAAGAGAAGAAGAAAAAGAAGAATAATAGTTTCACCGTATCAATTACTCCGTCAGGTTGTTTGGTGCGCCCGATTAACATCACTATCAATCTGGTGGAGAATAAAGCGAAGGAATCACAAGTCAAGAAATAAAGGAGGTTAAAATGCCGATCAGTCCGCCCCGCAAGGGGGAAAGTGAGGAAAACTTCATTTCACGCTGTATCAAGGCAGAGAAGAAGGCAAGTCCTGAAAGACCTGATGCACAGGTAAGCGCTATCTGCTACGCCACTTGGAGGAAGGCGAAGGGCATAAAGGAGCCGAATCAAAAGGGGGATAAAGTGGAAAGTGAATTATTTAGAAGCGATATTGCAAGGGGTATTGAAGACGGGAAATCTGGTGTTGACAGGGAAAATGAGATTATAAGGGGATTTTCTGTTATCTCAAAGGGTGAAGTAAAAGGGCACGATCAGGAAGTTGATGATGAAACCATTGAGCAGGTTATTGCTTTGGGTAATGACGCTAAAATGGGGATTAAATCCCGCTTCGGGCACCCGACAATGAGCAATACCGCTTTAGGAACATTTTTAGGCCGCGCTAAGAATTTCAGAAGGGACAGCGATATTGCCAGAGCGGATTTATATATTAGCGGAACCGCCCATAAGACACCTCAGGGCGATTTGGCGGAATATGTGATGAGTTTAGCGGAAGCCGACCCCGATGCTTTCGGGGCTTCTATTGTATTCAAAGGAAAACCAGATGTTAGGGTTAATAAAGATGGAACACCAATGAAAAATGAGGAAACAGGAGAAGAACTCCTTCCTCTTGCCCGCATTGAAAGACTTGATGGCGCAGATATTGTTGATAACCCCGCTGCCAATGTCGGAATGTTTGGCGACCAGTTCTTCTCTGATGGCGTAAAACCTTCCGCTGAAATGGCGAAGTTTCTTGATAAGTTCTTACTTAATCCCGAGGCAGTATCTAAAACGATGGATTTTTTGAAGAGATATTCGGTTATTAAAGAGGAAGAAAAGGAAGTCAAATTGGCAAATCCAGATGGTGGAGATCAAATGCACGGCGCAAAGGAAAAGCCGAAGGAAAAAGCCGAAGTTATCCCTGTTGGGATGAAAGGTTGGACAATTGAGGATGTTTTATCCGCTTTTGAAAATGGAGTAATTGATAAAGCGGGTGCGATTTCAAAACTGATGGAAATCAGGGGCAAAGAAGCAAAGAAAGGAGAAAAGAAAAACGAGGAGGTGAAAAAGATGGGAGAGGAAAAGAAAGTTGATGATAAAAAAATGGAAGATGAAAGGATTGTGAAGTTAGAGAAAGATATTGCAGATGGTAAGGCAAGGGAGAAAAAGGCATCAATTGAGAGTTTCCTGAAGGAACAGAAGGATGCTGGCAAAGTTCTTCCCGCTTTTGAGGAGAAACTAAAAGCCTTGTTTATTTCTCTTTCTGATACATCTGAGATTTCTTTTATGGAGTCTGGCAACAAGACAAAACTTTCTCAGGTTGAAGCTCTCAAAGGTGTCATTACTTCTTTGATTCCGATGGTAAAATTCGGAGAAGAAGGAAAGGGCGGAGACAAAGTGCTTACCGAAGAGGAAAAGCAGGATAAGAGAGCAGAAGAGATTCGGTCTGAAGGTGTAAAATTAGGCAAGGAAATCTCTTACGCTGACGCTTTGATACAGGCGGCAAGAGAATTAGAGAATAAGTAATAAACTAAAAACAATAAGGGGGGTGGATAAGAATTATGAAAGGAACAATAAATCTCTGGAGTGATACCGTAGTGGCAGAAGGGGCGATTACTGATCGTGCCGCTGTTGTAGCGGGCACTGGCGAGAAACAGGGCAAGATTGCTCCAGAAACCAATGCTAAGAAGGTTAAAGGAATTGCTTTACAGGATGCTGATGATGGGAAAACCTGTGCTATCCAACGGAAGGGTATTGCTGAGGCAATCGCCGCTGGGGCAATCGCTATTGGAGATTATGTGATTACTTCTGGGGCACTCGGCAGGTTGGAGTCACTTGGAACTTTATCTCCTGGCACGGGCTCCATTAAGTATATTGCCGGGCAAGCGGAGTCAGCTGCTTCAGTGGCTGGGGACATCTTTGAGGTGAATTTGAATCCCGAGCTCGTTAATGTAGCATAAAAACTAAAATTTAAGGGGGTGAATAAGTCATGGGAAGACCAAGTTCAATTAGTTCGGTTCATATTCCTAACGCACAGATGACAAAGGTCGCTATTGAGTATCCTGTTCAGCAGTTTATTTCTGAGCAGGCGGCACCTGGGTTAAAAGTGAATAAGGAATCTGATAAATATTATAAATTTAAGAAATCACATTTAATACCCACCAATGATGAGAGGGCGATTAACACCAAAGCCAAGCGGATTATGTGGGAGATTGATGAAACTCCAACCTATGTTTGCCAGGAATACACTCTGGAGTCAATTCTTGCTGACAGAATTCGTGAAAATCAGGATCCTCCTATCAAATCTGATATTACCACTGTTCAGAATTTGGTGCAGGTGCATCTGATGAATCAGGAAGTTAGAGTAAAGGCTCTTTATGCAACAAGGGATGCCAGCGGGTCAACTCCAAGTCCTTTGTGGGATGGAACTGATCCTACTATTGAGAAGGATATAGACACCGTTATGGATAAGGTTGAGTTAAACTTCGGAACGCCGCCTAACACTATCATTATGAACAAAGCGGTTTATAAGGTAGTGAAGAAAGACCCTACATTAAGGGCACTCTGGAAGTATCTACCAATTCCAGCAGAACAAGTATTTTCTCTTGAGAAGATGTTTGCGCTGATGTTCGGTATCAACACCTTCCTCGTTGCGGGAGCAGTTTACAACACAGCAAACAAAGGACAGACTGAAGTATTATCAAGGCTGTGGGGTAAAAATGTTTATTTTGCTTATCTGGAGCCGAGTCCTGACTTAATGAGGGCCAGTTTTGCTTACAACATTAACACCAAGAGAAAGCAAATAAGCAATCGCAGGGATGAGAATTATGATGGCACGGTTTATCGTGTAAAGACCATTCAGACGGAAAAAGTCATTTGTCCTGAAGCCTGTGAGGCTTTGACAGATGTAATTAGTTAAACACTTGATAAGTGGTCAGAGGTGATATAGGAAGTGGAATAATTCCACCTAAAATATCATCCTGACCCCTTGTCAAAGGGAGGCAACATTTATTGCACGGTTGCTGATATGAAGAATGCTGTCAGTGAGTTAAAAACGCTGATAGACGGCGGAAAAATTACAGAGGAACAAGTGACCGCCTGGGTTGTAAAAAGCGACACTTTGATTGATTCTTATTGTGCATCCAGGTATAAAGTTCCTTTTGTGTCTGTTCCTCCTGTAATTAAAACTCTAAGCATAGAATTGACTACATTTTTCTATTTCAGGGACCAAGCGCAGTCCAAAAATGAACGAGAGAAAATCTGGGCAAGAGTTCGGGATTTGCTGGAGGGTATCAGGAGTGGTGAGCAGAAGTTGATTGATGCAAATGGCGATCCAGTTGCAATGGATACGACACAAGCGGATACACCCTCGTCAAACAGAATGAATGTCGATCCAGTTTTCAATATGAAAGACGCTGTTGACCAGAGTCTCACTCCTTCTGATTACGATTAAGCGGGGGCGGTATGCATTTTGAGTGGAAAGTTGAAACGAAGTTAGATCTTGAATACTTCAACAAAAGAAAATACTTTAAGGACATTGCCAAGTCATTTGTCCGATCCCGCAAACTTGATTTCAAAGGCAGGAAAGAACTCGCTGCCCGGCTCCTTTATGTCAATCAGGAAAGGATTTTTTCTGGAAAGGATGTAGCCGACTTGAAAAAGTCCACAATTTTCCGCAAGAGACATGAGGGAGAAGGCACAAAACCTTTGGTCGCTACTGGCGGACTTCTTGATAGTTTAAGAACGGTAGTAGGTAAAAAGGGTGATCGTTCAATAAGGCTCCACTTCTCGGGCTGGGATTGGCGTGGAACAAGATACGATACCATTGCTTCTTATCTTACAAAGGGATTTAAGGGTCCTTTTTGGAATGAGCCGAAAAGCGGGAAGTATTTTGTCTTCTGGGGCAAGGCGTTTCCTATAAAGTATTATAAGGGATATGGGGAACGGAAAGGAAGCGCTGGAAGAGGCATTGATGTAATAACAAGGAAAAGAACATATCTTTCGCCAGCAATGCGTCCCAGAAGGTTGCTTCTTAATGGAGATGAAATTGTTAAGGTAGCCCGTGAGTTCTTTGGAACACCGAGAAAGATGGCGCCGGTGATAGCTGAAAGGGAAGTTGTTTCCGGCACAAGAGAGGAAAAATTAAGGAAGATTGCTGAGTTGGAGGATGAGATAACCAGAACATATATTGAAGCGTTCAAAGAGGAAGAGTTGGAGAAGGAGGAAAGTTGGGATTAAAGAAATATCTGGAAATAAAGCAGTATCTCTGGGACATTATTGATGCAAAGAAGTTTAAGAATCTCGCAGGCAAAACTGTCTCGCTTTTTTGGGGCAGGAGAGAGCCTGATGACTTCGTAAAATCTTTATGTCCCGAAATACAATTTATTTCCGATATGCAGACTGGCGGGAAGCCGATTTCCGACCAGGAATCTTTCTATTTCCCAAAGGAAAACCACTTCATTATCAGGGTGGTTGACAATAGCCCTTTGGATAAGAAAACTGCCGAGAAATCTGTATTTGACTTAGCGCAACAAATATCCGATTTCATTGAAGGAGAAGGGGAATTCGGGAGAACAATAATTGACCCGGGCATTATGGAGATTAGATGCGATGAGATAGAGGCGGAAAGAAGTTATTATTTTGCCTCAGACATTTTGTTTGCCTGCTCCGCCCGGACTTAACTATAAAAAAAGGAGGGATGAAATATGAGTTTTGTAGCAAGTAAAAACAAGAAGAATATTTTGGTGGGCGCAGCTTCTTTGCTGGTGGGCGCTACCGCAGAGGCGGCAACTGACATCGGATATACCAGAGATGGAGTGACGCTAACCAAAGCGGGAACATTTTTAGAGATAATTCCTGACCAGGTGGTTAATCCTGTGATAATTCAGAAAATAGGGGAAACTTACACCATCACCACCAATCTTCTGGAATCAACACTGGATAACCTTAAGTTGGCTTGGGGTGAGGCTGGGGATGTGGTAGCAGGGAAACTTTCATTGGGTATTGAAGCCACTAACCTTGTAGAGAAAGTTCTGCTTTTCTACGGACTGGCGCCAAAGACAACCGACAGTGGCACCTATGGTGAGCGGAAAATTACCTTCCATAAGGTAGTTTCTATGGACTACGGTGCTATGGTTTCTAACAGAGCGTCGGAAAATGTAATCCCTATAACTTTCAGAGCCTTGTATGATGAGACCGAGGAATGCGTCGCTTTGGTAGAAGACAGCGGTGGTAGTTAATACTGCGTTAAAATATTAAATATTGGAGGAAAGAAATGAAGAATGAACGTGATCCGCAAGGATTTAAGACAACAGATTTAAACATCGCTGCTTTGCTTCTAATTAGTGACGGGGCAACAGGTGATTTCAGTCTTGATGGAGACGAAAAAGAAAAAACTTTCTTCATTAAAGGCGACCCTGATAAACTGGAAGCTGTTAAGAACAAGTTCTTTCGTGGACAGCCCGTCATAGGAGATGTAAGGGCGTTCACAGAAAAGAGGAAGAGCCTACTTAAATTATTGCCACGGCGGTAATATGCGAGTAGGCTTTTTCTTTTATGGTGGGATAATTCCACCTAAACTAAATGAAAGGAGATGATTGAAGATAGCAGATGTAAAAAAAGTGAGTGAGAAGGCCGTGTATCTCGGCAAACGGGACGAAGTTGAGATTGTTGGGCAGAAGTTTCAAGTGCGGGGTTTAACTCTGGGAGAAGCCCTTGATTTCTCTGATATAGTAGCGAAACTCTTTGTGAAAGGAATAAACTTAAGTAAAGGGGAAGAAGGGTTGGATATTGAGAAGTTGAATAGCCT